ATAGCTACGCCATTGCGTTCCTGCTTGGGTTCGCCGGCCTCAGAGCCATAGAAACACTTACATCAAAAGTGCTTACAGATGAATCCTCTCACAATCGCCAACGCCGTCGCTAATAGCATCGTGGCCATAGCCGTCGTTGATATGGCGATTCGTGTCTTTGGAAACTCAAAACACCGCATTCATGCTCATCCAGAGCTTTTTTACATTCGCAAGTTTGTGTCCTCGTTGGTAATCTGCGGAGCAGTGTTGAATGTTGTAACGTTGTCCACGCCAAGCTGGACAGAGATTGTTTTGAATTACGGATTCGCCGCAAACTATTTGTTCTCAAGCTACTATGACCGTTTTACCAGTCCCACAAATTCCAAGGTATCAGCAGATGTACCTAAACGCCGTACCCCCAGCCGGCCTGCAAATTCTGCAAAAACCAAACCGCATCCTGCCACCAGCAGGAAGCGACGGTAACGGATTGCCACCGGACACAATTACTCCGCATTCTGGCATTTACGACGAGCACGGAAGATTGCCAGTGCCATCATCAACCCTTACATTTTTGGCGCGAGTATGATTCGAGAATTTCTTGCAAATCTTGACGGTAAGATTGACGACATCGTGAAAGTAAACGCTGTTGGCGCAGCAGCGTTTTTGGTTAGCTGGAGCGATTTCGATCATTGGCTAAGAACCCTGGGCCTTATAGCGGCCCTTGTGTATACCGGGCTAAAAATAGTTCAGACAATTAAGGACATGAAAAAATGAATGTAGTTCAACCGCTTCTCCAGTTCCAGACCCAGCTCAAACTGTGGCATTGGATGACCAAGTCATTCGCCCAGCACAAAGCCTTCAACAAAGCCTACGAGGAAATCAGTGACTCGATTGACACGTTTGTTGAAGTGTTTTTTGGCCGGTACGGACGCGAGGCTCTCAAGGATGTCAATCTCGGCCTAAAAGCCTCTGTGGAGGATTCTACAATCATCACGATCCTGAGCGCGATGCGGGCCTATCTGGCCGGCATGGACAAGGATTTGAAGGGCGCCACAGATCTGCTGGCGATCCGGGATGACATTTTGGGAGAAGTAAACCACCTAGTATACCGCTTGAGTCTTGTATGAGTGAATTTGAGAAAGCGCTGAAATTCGTATTGGAGCACGAAACTGTTTACGCCAAAGGACATTACGGTGACATGGACTATGCCGTAGTTGAGAACGAGGAGGGCGATTCCGGTGGACGCACGAAGTTTGGATTGGACTCTGCCAGCCATCCAGAGCTGGACTTAGACACGTTAACCGTTGAAGAGGCGGCACTTGTATACAAGCGATGCTACTGGGAGAAGGCTCACTGCTATGAGTTGCCGTGGCCGTTGTCTCAAGTTCAGTTTGACGGTGCTGTAAACACTGGTATCGGTCAGCAGATGAAGTTCTTACAACGTGTTGTTGGAGTGAATGCAGACGGTGCGTGGGGACCGAATACAAGCCGCGCCACAGGCAACAAGATCAGCGAGATAGGTTTAACTGCGCTCTGCATCCAAGTCTGTGACAAGAAGGAAGCATTTTACCGTGAACTAGTTGAAAAAAAGCCGCATCTTGGCAGGTTTTTGAAAGGATGGCTGACCCGTCTAAACGATCTCCGAAAGGACTGCGAACTCGCGTAAAGCACTCAGCGACAAGCATAAGAAAGGCGCACTTAAAAAAGTGCGCTTTTTTTATTGCACGCAGAAAACACGCACGCTAGATGTGTTGCCGCCATGACAACACCAACATTCGATGTCAGGGGCGTGATCAAGAAGTTTGGAGGCCGAGCGCAGCTCTACAGAAAGCTGTGTCTCGCCAAAATTCAGATCTCACCCCGGACGTTAGATAACTGGGTCGTGAGCGGGATTATCCCGCTGCATCGACTGCTACAACTGGTCGCCATCGCCAAAGAAGATGGCACAACACTAAAACTAGATGACTACATCAAAAATGAAAGAGTTAGCGGAAATGACAGTGCCAGAGCTGGCGCGAGAAATCGAAACCATGCGGTCGCTCCAGCAGCTTTACCGACTCAAGGTCCAGCACGCTGAATCTGAACTTCTCCAGCGCACAGCTGGAGACTTCATTCAAGAGATGGTGCAGCGTGAGAAGTCTCACGGCTCAATCGCCAAAGAGATTGACGGGGTAAAAATGACCTACGAGGTGAAGCAGACGGTCTCTTGGGACCAGGAGAAGCTGCGTGCCTTATGGGAGGCTTTGCCGCCGGAAATTAGCAGCAAGCTCATCAAGACAGAACTGTCCGTGAGCGAAGCCATCTTCAAAGCACAGGTCGACCCCGGCCTGATTGACGCTCTGGTGGACGCCAGAACGACTAAACTTGGTACACCTACAATCAAACTGAACAAATGATCAAATTCACCAAAGCAGACGACCGCATGAAGGCGGCTCGCAACAAAGTAACGATGTGCATCTTCGGCCCGAGTGGCGCCGGCAAGACCACACAGGCCCGCACGCTCGATCCCAAGAAGACGCTCTTCATCGACTTCGAGGCCGGCACGCTGGCTCTCGGTAAGGACTGGGCCAAGGACAACGTCTTTGACGTTCGCGGTGTCGCCAGCCAGGTTGGCTGTCACCCTTGGGAGTTGGCTAGGGCTGCCGCTCTCTACATCGGCGGACCGGACCCATCAGACGCAAACGGCCACTACTCAAAGGCCGTCTACGACCAGACCTGTGATCTCTTCGGAGATCCCAAGCACATGGAGCAGTACGACACGATATTCGTGGACTCCATTACCGTGGCAGCACGTGAGTGCTTCAAGTGGGCGCAGGCCCAGCCGGAGGCTCTAAGCGAGCGTACCGGTAAGCCTGACATGCGTGGCGCCTACGGCCTGCTGGGCCGTGAGATGATGCGTTGGATCACTCATCTTCAGCACGCTCCCAAGAGCGTGATCATGGTGGGCATCTTGAACCGCGACGAGGACGAGCTGAAGCGCGTCTTCTGGGAGCCACAGATCGAAGGCTCCAAGACCGGTAGGGAACTGCCGGGGGTCTTTGACGAGGTGCTCACGCTCTCAAACCTCAAAGCCGAGGACGGGAGCCTCTACCGGGCCTTCGTCTGTCACGAACAGAACCCTTATGGCTTCCCTGCTAAGGACCGCTCCGGCTGCCTCGAGATGATCGAGGAGCCTAACCTAGCCAAGATCATCGCGAAGATTCGCGCTGGCAAACGAATCGACAACCTTCAGACTACACTTCCCACTAACAACTAATTATGTCCTTCTTTTCACCTGAAACCAGCAACACCGGCAGCAACGCAGCGTTCGACCTGATCCCTGCCGGGACAATCGCCAAAGTCGTCGTCGCAGTGCGTGACGTCAAATATAGCCAGTCCACCGGCGGACGATATCTGGATTTGGAGCTGATCGTCGACGGCGGTAAATACGACCGTCGCCGCATTTTTGGCATCATCTGCGATCCGTGGGATGACAAGACCAGCGACAAGGCCAAGGAGATGGCCGTGGGAACTATCACCCGCATCATGGAGTCCATCGGCGTGTTCAACCCGTCGAACCCGGAAACCTACAATGCGTTTAACGATGCCTCCATCAACGAAGTGGCGCTCTCGATGTCCGCTAAGTCAGTGTACATCGTGATCGGCATCCAGAAAGGCAAGGATGGCCGTGCAGACAAGAACGAGGTCAAGGAGTGGACATCACCAAATCCCAAGAGCAATGGATACAAAAACTACCAACTCGCGCAGAGTGGCGCTGAGTCCGTGTCTGCATCGGTTCAGGCGCCTGTCGCGGCTGCTGTCGCAAAGCCAGCGCAGACGGTTGGAGCCGTCAAGCCGCCCTGGATGAAGTAGTCAACCAAGGCTGTGCTGGTTGAATACAAAAACGAACTAGCCAGTATAGCCTTCTTGCAGTACAACACGCCCCGTGTACGTGGGGTGCACGCCCAATTGCCATGCTACGCAGGGAGATCCTGCGGGAAGGTTGTTCATTTGACCTTGTGAAACAGCTATTGGGCTCTTTTTTAT